ACGTATAGGACGCTGCTTGAGCCTGTGGCAGGAAAGCTGGCGACGGTCGCGTATGTTGCCAGCGACGAGAATGGAGCAGCTGCCGTCCATGCCGACCCGCTCCAAGTTGCCACCTGTCCCGTGTTGGCGGATGACTGCGTAAGCGATGAGAGGTCGTGCGTGTGGGATGACGATGCCTTGCCGTCTAGTGCGGACTGCAAGCCGCTCACAGTGCTGATCGCCTGCGTTCCTGTGTGGTTGGATCGCTGGACGGCGTACGCCTGTGCTGCATTAGCCTTGCTTGTGGCGTCCGTTGCCGCAGCAGATGCTACAGCAGCGTCAGCCGACGCCTGTGCCGTAGACACTGGCTTTGATGCGTCTGCCGTGTTGTCAACGCTGCCAAGCCCCACCATGCTTTTCGTGACACCGCTGACGGTGCCAGTGAATGTCGGGCTGGCAATAGGTGCTTTGGCAGCAATAGCGTTGGTCACGGTAGCAGAAAACGAGGCGTCATTGTTCAACGCTGCCGCGAGTTCTGCCAGCGTGTCCAGGCTTGCCGGCGAGGCATTCACGACAGCGGCAACGGCTGATGTCACGTCTGCCGGCGTCGCCTTTGCGTTCAAGGCTGTCTGTAGCCCTGTAACGTCTGCAATGGCGTGAGAATGCGTCGTAGGCGTCCGTGCGTCAGATAGCCTGCTGTCACTCGTCAGCACCACGGATACCGGGAGCCTTGACGTAGACAGCGTGCCGCTCGTCAGCAGGCTGGCGTCAGTTGTCGGAGGTGCAGCTGCGGCAACCGCTGACGCGAAGTCCGTGATCGCTGAAGCCGTGTGGGTATGACTAGAAGGCGTGAACGTGGACGGCTTGCCAGAAAGAGTCGCCCAATCAGACGACACGGCGAACTCAGTCCACGTCGTCAGGTTGTCGCCCAGCTTCCAGACCTTGCCGTCCGTCAGCACGCAGACCAGCATCCCAGACTCTCGCCTCAACTGCGGGATCGCGTCTCTCTCTGCGATGTCGGCAACGCTGCGGTAGCCGCCCTTTCCGTACCGTGCCTCGTGCGATGCGTGCGCATCTGTCGTGTCGAAAGGCACGACCGGAGCAAGTACGTTGGTTCCGCGAATGCTTGACATGCGTCATGTGACCACAAGGTTGACGGTGCCAGTGATCGGATACGTTGATCGGTAGATGCCGTAGGACAACGCAGACTGCCCGCTGAACGTGATCGTCCGCGTCGTCGTCTCCCAGGCGGACGACGTCAGACCACTGACGGCAAACGTCGGCGCGCCGAAACTTGCAGGAAGAACGACGTAGATATACGAAGTCGCCGCCGTGATCGTCCTCGACTGTGCCCGAGAGCCTCCAAGGTCATTAGCAAGGCTTGCGGCAATCTGCTGGTCAGTGATGGTCGTCGTAGCAAACGCGCCCCAGAATCGCCGCCTAAGCGTTGCGGCGACTTGCGATGCCTCGGCAGTGGCAATCGTGTGAACTCGCACAGTCTGCCTGAATGCGTCGCCCCAGTGAAACACCGGCACGCCTCTCGGGCTTGTCACTTCGTAGGTGACATCTACACCGTTGACAGTCTCAACAATTTTGTCGTGCCGCAGCGGTTCGCCAAAAGGCAGCGTGCCAGCCTTGATGATGAAGTCACGAGATTCCCACTGCTCAATCACACCGCTGGTGCCTTGAGACTCAAAACGACTTGAGCCAATCGTGGCGCTGACAGTGCCGTAGTCAGCACCACGAGAGTATCGGACAGACCGAGACGCGCCAGCCGCCAACTGGCCGGCGAGCCACGCTGCACCGCTGGCGAGTAAGTCGGACATAGGCACCTCTGGCTACAAGACCGCCGGGCGGCGCGGAAAGGATGACGCTGCCACCCGGCGGCTTGCAGTGGGACGGGACATCAGCCCTGGTTCAGCAACACCTGCACGGTCGTGTCACCAGACGCCGCAGCCGCAGCAGCCTTGCCTGCACGCTTGTTGCTGCTTGAGGTGGTGGTGATGTTGCTGTTGGTGGCGTCCCAGTAAACGATGGCACCCTGACCAATCGCACCGGAAGCCTTCGGCAGCGTGAACACACCCTCAATAGCAACTGCGCCGAGCTTGTTGGCGGCAATCGCCAAAGGAGCAACGCACACGAGGTCATTGAGCACAACCACGTCGCCAGCCGCAACAGCGGAAGACGGCGTGTAGTCCAACAGGCAGTCGCCCTGAACGTAAGAAGCCATTAGATCACCTGCTTTCCTTGGTATGGGTTTGGTTGGGAATCATGCCGCTGGGCGGGAACTTGCTCCCGCCCAGCGGTCACGGTTTTTCTTTAAATCACGACACGTCGGCCTTGATGCCGGCGAGGTACTCGGCCTTCGCCACACCTACGTCAAAGTACCCACGCATCTGCACGCCCAACGTCGAAAAATCGGCTTCCGCCGTCTCAACGATGGGCGACTGAACGCCGTTCAAGAACGCGACTTCCATCACCGGCAGATCAGCCGGCGACGCAAGCAGGTAGTAGTCCTCGGCGCTGGACAGGTAGCTGGTCGAGACGACCTGATACCGACCGGCGAGCACGTTCACGTTAGGAGCCGCAGTCGTGTTGCCGCTGATCAGGAGCGAGGATCCCATGATCTCGGCAGCAGACAACTCGATGTCGGCCGGAACAAGCAGAATCCGAGGATCAACGGCAACCGGGTTGCCGTCCGGGTCTTTCAGCTTGCGAAACATCGTGGCGATGTTCTTGAGGTTCGCAAGCGAGAGAGCACCGGCGGTCGTCTTCTTGTTGCCACGAGCCGTGGTGAAGAACGCCGAATCGTCTTGGAACGCTGTCCAGAACAGATCATTAAGGGCAAGAGCGCCACCCCTCCCGAGCCGCTGTGGCACAGCAGTCAGAGCACCGAGGTCATCGTTGATGAGCGAGGTGCGATCCACGCTCGTCATGATGGCGTACGAGTCCGCACTGATGGTCCGAGACTCATCACTCACGCCAGCGTTCTTGATCTCGCCGCCTGGAGCCAGCTTCTGGAACTTCATGCCGCCGTTGAGCCGGTAGCTCGTCACGGTCTTGAAGTCGTTGACCGAACGCACAGCCGAGATCGACCGCCACGAGGACTCGACGCCGTTAAAGCCAGCGAGGAGGAACTTGTTGACGGTCGCCGACAGGATGCCGCTGATGCTGTGGGTCGCCCACGCCGCAGCGAGGATCGGACGCAGAGTCGCAGCGGAAATCCGACGCGAGCCGGTGTAGCCGCCTTCCTCGGCAGCCGAGATCAGCACTTCGCCCAGGCTCGTCGTCCGCTGAATCTTGGCAGCGGCTTCGAGAGTCTTGACGTCGTACTGCTTCTCGACATTCGGCAGGTTGCCCTGAAGGGCGAACGCTGCCTCAATCACTTCGGGGCTGCGGCTGGTCGGCTGCGCCATGTGGATGGCAGGAGCCGCCGGTCGCTCGTCGCGGGTCGCAAGGAGCTTTTCCATGTTGGAAACTTTCTGCGTGAGGGACGCAATCACTTCGGTGTGATCGACTTCGTGCTTGGTCTCCACGGCGACGCTCGCCGTGACTTCCACCGGAGTCTCAACGACTTCGGCAGGCTTCTGGTTGGCGTCATCCGCCATGGGAACCTCCTGTGCAGCGTCTTCTGCTGCGATGGCAACACTCGTGGCCCCATCTGCGCCAAGCGTCACGAAACTCGTTTCGCGCAGCGCAGAAACCTTGACCACTCGAACCGGCCCAACGTGAGCCGCTCCGTTGACGGTTGTGACGCCTTCGGCGTCGATCTTCTGGTGCCTGCGAACATCGGCACCGACACTCGCTTGGAACTGGTAGCCAGCAGCAGCCAGCGCCATCACCTGGCGGGCGTTCTCGTTGTCCGCGAGGATCTCGCCCTCAACGATCAACTGACCCGCTTCAATGAACGGGCGGCCCTGCCCGAGGATCGAGCCAAGCGTGTAGTCGTGCCCAAGCACGACAGGAACAGTCGATGGCAGTTGCATGCCAGCCATGTCGATCACGACCGGCTCGCGGCTCCACCCTTGGCGAATCTGTGCGCCGGTGTAAGCCACGATGCGAAACTTCTTGCCAGCCGGTGCCGATTCGCCATCGGCGGCTTGCAGAAACTCAACGCCAGAATCCAGTTTGATTGCGTTCATTGATTTGCTCCTACGGGATCGCCGTTCTCGTCAAGCTGCGGAACACCGCCAGAGGCAGGCATCGGCTCAACGTAGAGATTCAATTCCTTCATCAGCGCCACCTCTGCGGCACGCTGACGCAGTTCCACATCCCATTTCTTGCCAGCCTTGGCGTACTCAACCGCCAGCGTCGTCGTGTGCGTGCGCAGGCGAGTCTCCGTGGCATTAGCTTCCTTGGAAGGGTCAACGTGCTCCTTGCCGTCCCACTGCCACGACCAATCCCACTCACTGAACGGCGGGACGCCTTCCGGCAGAACGCCGGCAAGCGTGGCTTCGTTGACCCACGCCGCAAGCACACGGTCAAGCATCACGCGCTCAAGGTCGTCACGCATCACGCGACGCCCAGCCTCGACAGTTTGTGCGTCAAGGCGTGCAGATGAGTAGTTGTAATCCTCGCTCGAGAGGCGGGCGACGTTGCCAGGGCACTGCAAGCACCTCGCAATCTCGTTCAAGATTTCCTTCTTGAACTCGCGGTATGTGCTGGTTGGCTGCTCTGCTTTAAGTTGCTCAAACGTCCAGCCGTCTGGCAGCGTCACCATCGTTCTTTTTTCGATTGGCATTTCAGCGAACGCTTCGACCTCGTCAACGTCTGCCGCCGGAGAGTTCGTCCGCAGGAAGCCAGCGAAGTCGGCAGCACTCTCAGCAGCGGCAATCACCGCTTCTGTGTAGCGGCGAAGCTGGGCAAACATCTTCAGCGCTGGTGCCACCTCTGGCAGACCGCGATGTTGGCCTGGCCGAATAGGCCGGAACCAGTGAATCATCTGGGCAGCAGGCACGCGCTGGAATTGCAAAGTGTTGACGCGGAAATTGCTGCCGGGATGGAAGTTGAGCACCTGATAGGCGACGACGTTTCCGACAGAGTCAAACTCCATGCCGTCAACAGTCGATCCATCAGGCGTAATCGTGGACGCCATAAGTTCCGTAGGAGTGGCGACCATTTCGGCTTCCACAAGCCGAAGGTCAAGCTGCACGCCCGGCAGGCGAGGATTGGAAATCATCAACGCGAACGCTTCGCCGTCCACGACGAGAGCCTCCCGCATCGTCCGCAGCTTCGACGGAAGGTCTATCTGCCAGCCCCAGTCAAAGAACGCACGCTCCACAAGCCGCGACGTCTCGTCGTCGCCAAACTGCAACTGAAGCCGTGGGCCAGTTCCAACAAGATCGTTGGCGAGAGATGCCGACATGCCAGCCAGATAGCTGTTGCTCGTCCGCTCGTAGCGTGCCCGATTCCGCATGGTGCGGCGTGCCATCGGCGTCAGGCTGGCATCCGCAGAGAAGGCGTCGGCGTTTTGCCAGTGCCGGTAGTCGTCGCCACGCTCGGCGGCATCAAACTTGGCACGGACACGCACCGGCACCGCCGCAGGCTGCGGCCTGTTCCCACGCGAAAACAGGTTGCCTAGCAGACCCACGCTAGATAGTCCCTGGCGGAATGAGCTTGTTGAACCGCAGACCACGCCGCGTATTCGTGCCACTGCCCGTGGCTGCGTTCTTGCCAGACAGGTACTTGTCTGCCTCAATCATTGAGGCGACATCCTGTGCCTCAACTTCGCCGGCGTCGGTACGCACCCGCTTGGGACCGGATGCCGTCTCTTGGATTTTCTGACGGAGTTCGTCGCTCATGCGAGCAACGCTACGGGAAGCACTGGCAATCGCAGACCGGGTATGCCGTTAGACTTCCGCCCATTCGCTGCCGCGTCGCTCAAAGAGAACGACGTCGGCGCAGCCCAACTTGCGTGCGATGTCTGCCGTGGTCGGTGAGAACACCGCAAGCGGCTTGCCAGCGTCAATCACTCCGCAGGAAAGCAGGAACGAAGTGAGCGTCGTCGCCTTGCCGGTCTGCCGATAGCGTTCCTCGACGTACTGCTCAAGCGTCTGCATGCCACGCCAGACGTGAGAGCAGGCCCAGGCGACCATAGCACCATCACAGTGCCAGACGGCGACCGGCGTGCAGCTGCTCCCCTCACCTTCCAGCACGGTAGCAACCTCTAGCTGAAACTCGCTGCCCTGCTTTGTAAGCCTAGATCGGATGGCGATCATGTCACGAGGGTCAAGCCCGTCAACGGTGGTGAGTGTGATTTGATTCACTTCAGCCTCTTCACTTGGATGACCTTCTTGCCATTCGGGCCGGTCGGGATTGTCACCTTTTTCCGCTGGCGTCCACCCGCCTCGGTCGCCACGGGATGCACGCCCGCAATCGACGCCGCGACGGCAGACCCTACGAGACAGTCCCACCAGTGATTCTCTCGCCGGTTGTCCAACTTCCATTCGTCCACGACTCGCCCGCGTGCCTC